CACGAAAGAAGAATTCATACAAAAGAAAAGCCGTTTATGTGTGAATACGATGGCTGTGGACTATCATTTATAACAAAGGGACAACTTGAGATACACAATAGATATCACACAGGAGAGCGCCCTTACAACTGTGAAACATGTGGTGTATCTTATACATCTAAAAGTCCATTGATATCTCATAATAAATCATTTCACACAGAGAAGGGTAGACTAGAGAAAAAAAAAGAAGAAGGGAGAGTTGCAAATCTTTTAGATAGGCATAAAATTGAGTATAAACGAGAACATCATATTACCTTCTCATGTGCTAACAATACATTTTGTCGTATAGACTTCGTAATTATCTCTAACGGAACTGTGATATTCCTAGAGGTTGATGAACACCAACATTCGGGATATGATGTATCCTGTGAACTTAGACGTATGGCGATGGTACAAGAATGTTGCTTTTTAGATGGGAACACACTTCCAATGGTATTTATCAGGTATAATCCAAATGATTTTATGGTAAACGGGATATCTAAAAAAATATCACGAAAAGTTAGAGAAGTAGCATTAATAAAGCACTTGCAGTATATCTTAATTCAAAAAAACAACCGCCCTCTTAGTATCGCTTATTTGTATTACGATATCGATGATGAGCACAACCCTATAATATGGTCAGATAGTAACTATCTACCAGCGATGAAGGAGGCTGTTATTTTAGTTGAATCGGGTGACGAGGTCGGCCGCAAATTATCCAATAGAAAACTTTCTTGCTGAGTATTATAACAAAGAATGGGTGGTAAACTAGACTGCCACCAATAGTAATACGGAAAGGTATTGCTAGTCCGATGTCATATAGGGCAACACCGTCAAATTGCGGGAAACTCCTGTGAAGTCACAGCTACCGTCCTATCCTCGAAAGAGAATACACGGACACCTCAGGGAAACTTGATGGGTATGGTAACAACGCTGGTGAATAGGGATTATCCGCAGCCAAGTTCGTCGCGCAAGCACGGATGCAGTTCAGAGACTAAATGTCGGTGGGCGAAAGCTTAAAATATAGTCCAACCGCTTCGAAAGAAGTATACCAAGAGGAACTATAACATGTTGACATCCATGTTATGGGGAGAGTTTGGTTTTAGAGTAGTATGCTGAGGTACTACTCTAGGAGTTTAGGGGTCTAATGCAGCTTGTAAGTTACGGTGCACAAGATATCTACATTTCCGGTAATCCCCAGATTACGTTCTGGAAGATTCTATACAAGCGTCACACGAACTTCGCGATGGAGTCTATTGAGGTGACGTTCAACGGCCAGGCGGACTTCAACAAGCGTGTAACGGCGGTGATTAACCGTAACGCTGACCTAATGTACAAGACGTACGTACAGGTAGTGCTGCCTGAGGTAAAACTTGATGGTACTGCCAAGTCTGGCGGTAGTGCCCTGACCGCTTTCCGCTGGGTGAGCTACATTGGTCACCGTCTAATTAAGCAGGTGGAGGTAGAAATTGGTGGTCAGCGTATTGACCGCCAGTACGGTGACTGGATGCAGATCTGGACGCAGTTATCTACGGAGGCTGGTTCTACGGCGGCTCTAGATTCTCTGGTTGGCAACACGCACGATCTAACACTACTAAAGACGGATGCTGGTGTGGCCCTTGATAGTACCTGCTCGGCAAGTGAGACGACTCTATCATGCGTTGCTCGCAAGGGTACCCCCGCGAAGACTCTATATGTGCCTCTACAGTTCTGGTTCTGCCGCAACCCCGGTGTAGCGATTCCCCTAATTGCTCTCCAGTACCACGAGGTGCGCATCAACGTAGACTTCGACACTTGGGAGAACTGCACGTATGGCGAGACTGGAACTACTACTCCCGCGCGCCCCAATGCTCTAGCCCTAGCAGGTGCCTCTCTATACATTGACTATGTATACCTCGATACGGAGGAGCGTCGTCGGTTTGCCCAGCAGAGCCACGAGTACCTCATTGAGCAGGTGCAGTTCACTGGCGCTGAGTCCATCACGTCTTCTTCCAACAAGGTTCAACTAAACTTTAACCACCCCGTGAAGGAACTATTCTGGGTAGTACAGCGTGACTCTTTCGTAGACTGCTCTTACCAGCAGTGGATTGCTTTCTGCGGTGGCCAGCAGCCGTTTAACTACTCCGATGACTTCTCTACGGAAGGTATCATCATGTCTCTGCTGTCTCGTGGCGGCGGCGGCACCACCGCTGATGCGACATTCCCCCTTGGTCCGAACTCAAACACCACCGCTAGCCCTTCGCAGGCCGATGGCAGCGATGGCCCTGACAGCGCGTTCGACTCCGGTGTAAACTACCTGCTCGCCAAGGTAATTCTAGACTCTGGTGTGCGCTGCGAGGGCAAGAACCCTGTAGAGGTGTGCAAACTCCAGCTCAACGGCCAGGATCGTTTCACGGAGCGTGAGGGTTCTTATTTCGACCGTGTGCAGCCTTACCAGCACCACTGCCGCACGCCTTCTACGGGTATCAACTGCTACTCTTTCGCTCTACGCCCCGAGGAGCACCAGCCCAGCGGCACCTGCAACTTCTCCCGTATCGACAAGGCGACGCTACAGCTCACGGTGTCCCTCAACACGGTGCTTGGCCTCAACACTGCTCAGGTGCGCGTGTATGCCCTCAACTACAACGTGCTCCGCGTGATGTCCGGCATGGGTGGTCTAGCGTACAGCAACTAAGGAGTATAAATAAATCAAATAGAAACCCAAACAGAAAACAATCAAAAATATGTGTTAAAACTAACATATATTTTTGAGTTTAGTCTATACCATCATCTTCACGTGTTCTGAAAAAGTTTAACATATGTTGATTCAGTTTCGGAACTTTGAGTTCATATACCTGATTTTCATTTTTTGAAATAATGTCTTCGATATTCTTATACGACTTAAATGCATCGAATCTATCATAGTATTGTCGATTTTTCAATGGTCCATGATACATGTGATATAAATTTGAATTTAAATCAGCAAATTCAGTATATTTGATTTGAGTCTCCCACCACTTATACAATGATTTAATATACATTTTATATTCCTGATTATGTACATTTAATTTGTCAAGCCCAAATAGAGCGTAACCAAATACCGTGTCGCCTGACCCTATCACCGCTAAATCGTATAATCCAATTGCATTATACCAGTCTCTTTTAAAGCACCATCCAAATCCCGGATGACATCCTAACTCAGTTGTCCAAAAATGACTATGTATGTTAGGATCAAAATCACGCAACGAGCCTCTTTTCTTCTGTATCTTAGTATAATCCAAATTTAACCAATAAGCCCTTCTGAACGGTTGGACAATATCAGTCGTTTCGAGAGATTCAGAAACCATGTCATACCAATCGGGATTATCGAAAAGGATATCTGCATCTAAGCAGGCTAATTTTGTAAATTTAGCAGGTATACGTTTTTCAAGTAGTCTTAATAGATGTTCTTTTTGAAATAGATAACTATAACCATACACGTGGAATGCATCTTTAATTTTTGGATGTTTCCCATGAATGACCAACTCTAACGTAAACACAGGAATATTTGCAAGTTTCAGTTTTTCTACCATGTAAAGATAGTTCATCAATATTCTTGCAGATCCAACATAATCAAAAAAAACCAACATCACAGCAAGATCGTTCTTTTGCGGAACATTGTAATATATGTCAAAGATGTCGATTTCTGCATACTCGACATTAGTATCTAGTACGGGTGATCGTCTATGGTAAGATAAAAATCTAGGAAGTTTGTATTCGACATAATCTCTTGGTATTAGCGTTGTTGTACCCTCTTTGTATTGCATTAATGAGGGCACTGTAGAAGCATCTTCCGCCAGTATAGTAGGGTTATTGTTAAATTTCGGAGGTTTTACTGGTAATTGATAATCGAGGGGTCTATAATGGACTACAGCCTTCTCTTTATCATCTTTATTTTCTAACTTATTAAAATTGGGAATAACAAACGTTGGTAGGTTTCTTATACTAAATGTTGGAGAGACATCTGTAGTCACTTTGGATTGTGTTGTAGTTGGTTTGGGTTGTATTGTAGTTGGTTTGGGTTGTATTGTAATTGCTTTGGGTTGTGTCGTAGTTGCTTTGGGTTGTATTGTAATTGCTTTGGGTTGTATTGTAATTGCTTTGGGTTGGGTTATAGTCACTTTGGGGTGTGTTGTAGTTGCTTTGGGTTGTGTTGTAGTTGCTTTGGGTTGTGTCGTAGTTGCTTTGGGTTGTGTCGTAGTTGCTTTGGGTTGTGTCGTAGTTGGTTTGGGCTGTGTTGTAGTTGCTTTGGGTTGTGTTGTAGTTGCTTTGGGTTGTGTTGTAGTTGGTTTAGAGTTGTTATCTATGAGGTATTTAATGATATCCATTATTTAGTAGTTATATATTAATCGATAGAATCATCATCTCTTGCAGAAAAATAGTCAAGAAGTTGTTGATTATATGATTTATCTATAAGTTCATAGACACCATATTCATTTGTAGTGATAAGGTCTTCTATGTCTTCGACGTCTTTAAATATTTCGTTTCTTGATCTATATTGTCTTTTTCTGAGGCTGCCATGAAAAAGATGGTATACTGTAACTGGCAAATATGTTACATGCAACGATTCTATATTCACAAACCATTTCTCGAGTATTTTATTGTAAATGTGTAGTCCTTGTTGTAGTGGATATCTACACCCATACAATCCATATATAAACATTAAATCGCCTCCACCGATAATAGCCTTATCTATGAACCCAACAGTATTATACCACGAACGCTTAAAAGCATAACCAAACCCCGAATGGTAATGTGATCTATCAGTTTGTCCCAGTGGTGTATTGGCTTTATCATTTGCAAGAATAAACGTTGTTGCTGGCATCAGTATATATTTTGTGTAAGTAATATCCAGCCATTTTGCAGTATGAAAGCAATGAACAACATCATGACTTTGAAGGGTTTCTGAAAGCATATTATACCAGTTAGGATTGTCAAATATTATGTCTGCGTCCAGAAACAGAAGTTTCGTATATTGTTCGGGAATTTTAGTTTCTAGGATTCTAAACAAGTTTTCTTTAAGAAAAAGGTAACTTGTTCCATACACGTGGAATGCATCCTTTATAGTAGGTTTCTCGCCTTCGATAACTAGTTCAATCGTGAATGTTGGTATATTTGCTACTTTCATTTTTTCGAGCGTATAAAGGTAATTTATCACCAACCTTTTAGATTTCGTATAGTTAAACAAAGCAAACCCAACGGCTATATCGTCTCTGATTGGAGAGTTGTAAGATATATTAGCAATTATAGAGTTGCTTGTCATTTTATATAGCATATATACAAAATGCCCCATAAAACCCTGAAAGTTGGTTCTCGTCGCCAAGTATACAACGGTTCGGCTGAGAAGACTTGTGGTGGTCTACGCAAGGATGACCTGATCAAAAACAAGCATGGGCGCATTGTCTCATCCAAAAAGCACCATACTATGCGTCGTAGGTCAGAATGAACTTAAAGGTATAAAAACATAAAATTAGAAATGGTGTATACGGTCGAGGCAAAGACTGTTCAGACTGGAGCCGTTAGAACCTTAATCGAAGCACTGAGATCTATTTTAGTAGAGATGTCATTGCTTTTCGACAAGGATGGAATTCGCATGGTAGCCATGGATAATACACGTACTGTTCTTGTTCATCTTCGCCTTCATGCAGATAAGTTTGAGAAGTATGTCTATAACCATACTACTCCTAAATTTGTGATTGGTGTAAACACTGACCACCTTTACAGAATTGTTCGAACTGCAACAAATGACGATACTCTATCTTTTTATGTTGACAAGGAAGACCCTAACTCGTTGGGTATCCTGATGGAGAACGGCGAGAAGAAGCAAGTGCACAAATATAAATTGAACTTGCTTGATCGCGATGAGCCTGATCTCCAGTTACCTGACACTGAGTTTAGCACGCGTATTACTATGCCTTCGTTGGATTTTCAGAAGATTTGTCGTGATATGACGCTATTAAATGCAAAGACTGTTGAGATTACGAATGTTGGATCTACGCTAACTTTCAATTGCAAGGGGCATTTTGCTTCAAAGACAACTACTATGGGTGATGGTGAGTCTGATTTCAACATTCACAAGAAGACGACGGAAGAGATTGTGAGTGGACAGTTTTCTTTGCCTCATTTGGTTCTGTTTACGAAGTGTACCAATCTGTGTAATAACTTGGAAGTTCATATGAAGAATGGTTGGTTTCTGATGATTCGATATGTAGTAGCAAATCTAGGCGAAATCAAACTTTGTTTGATGCCTTGTACTGCTTAGATATCTATCCCATAATACGTGTAAACAAATCCAGAAACGTGCGAAAGTATTTCAAGACCAAAGCAACCAACTGCTACACCTTCAGAGATAACCAAATATGTTACGAATTGATTTATACTAATGCCAAGCGGTTCTAAAAACTTTTCAATCAACGGATAAAAAATTGTTTGTTGTTTGGTGAGCCTTTCTTCCATTGGTATTAGAAGACACACATTGAATATTATATGCTGCATAAAGATGAAAAATAAGCAAATGAAGTTAAATAATTTAAGCCAAAAATTAGGGTAAATTGTGTGGGAGATAAATATAATGATTGGAATCGATGTGGCAATTAGCATATGAAACACGCCGATTATATACCCAATAACTTCTCCGTCATTTGATAGCCAACTATAGATGTAATATAAGAGTTTGGTGAAAAAGAGTTCTAACGATTCTTGGATATGTTTTTTGTCTAAATTTATCGTTAGAATCATTTATACTTACTTGGGTCTTGCTGTATGGGAAGTATACGTAACATCGTCCGTCACTTTATAGTAAGTGAGGTTGGGATTTAGGTTAGATTTTTCAGACACCTTAGTGGATGCATTCCAGATTTTGATGATATGAAACTGGCCTTTTGGAGAGATTGAGATGCCAACAAGAGATTCTTGGTTTTTAACTAGAAGTTCATTGGAACAACAATGAACCATTAGGTCGATGAAACTGGTTTGTGCTTGTGAGGCATCGATTTTCTTAGACCACGCGCCCCCATTCTTATTTTCTTCACACTCCCATAGAGGGCGATACCCTTTGCGCATGAAGAAGAACATCCCGCACTCCCATGCTTCTTTGGGGATAGAGTCGACAATTGTCCAGAACTGTTGGGGGTTGGTGATATCTGCAAGCATCACATAACTTGCCAAGGAATAATCCTTATTATCTGGGTCATGATACCACAAAATCCAAGTGTTCTTGAATGTTGTGGGATCCATGGTTATGTATTGTGTTAGGTTATAATGTGTAGGTTCAAAACGAATTCGTTTTCATATTGTGAGTTAATAAGTATACATAATGGTCACCAGTGCCCTAATCTATTCTGTGCGTTTTGAGCAGAAATTGGATTTGCCTGAGGGGATGAAGGCAAAGATTGGACAACTTCGCGTTGTTCCGGCTCAATATAGGCCGGCGAGGCCAGCCCGTGCTAAGCGGGAATATACTCCTCTAGACAAACCTAATTGGCGGTCAAGTATTCTTGCAGACATTGTTCGTAAGGTTCGCGAAACGACAGACCCCCAATATGATGAGATGTTTGGTATCTTTAATAAGATTGCTGATCAGAACATGTCGAAACTATCTCAGGATGCAATTACTATTTTGGTATCACGCGATGAGGAGTTTCGTTTGCGTGTGACTGCCTTGCTATTTGACAAGGCTATCCGTGGTTCAGCATATGCAAGAGTGATGGCAGATTTGGCCTTGCTATTGAATGCTAAGATTCCGGAAGTATCTGAAGATTTGGCAACTCACGTTCAGATGTTTGGAACTTTATATGATATGAAGGAGACTCTTACGTTTCCTAAGGTTGACGAGCCTGGATTTGCAGACAAGGTTATTGAATGGACAAAGCAGAAGGATGTTCGTCGTGGATATGCTCGATTCTTGACGCATCTGTACAGCCGTGAACTTGTTTCGGGCCAGGCACTACAAGAGTCGATGCAGAAGGTTCTCGTAGATTTGAAAGATACATTGATTCAACAAAAGAGTGAACAGAGTGAAGAGAATGTCACGCAGTTTGCTGATTTCATTTACGAGATTGCTAACTTGCTAAAGCCGACGGCAGTAGAATTGCGTGGATTGATTTGTAGTAATGTAGAAAGTATCTTGGGCAGGCCTCGACCTGAGTTGCCTAGTTTGAATATGCGCTCCCGATTCAAGTTAGAGGATGCCGTGAAATGCGTTAAGGTTTGTTAAAACAAAGATTATGACTGAATAAATGTCTGTGCCATCTGCCACCGTATTGCTTCGGGCGGCTCAGGTTAGCATTGAGGAGGACAAGCCCCTATATTTTGATTACTATCGGGATAGTTTGGATAAGAAGTGCTGTATTGGAGTCCAAGGTAAAACTAAGTATCTCGTAAAATCGAATGAAGAATACACGTCAACAATCCAGACTGTTTTTAAATGTGATACTTGTTACATTGTGATGACTGAGAATAGTTTGTATATTGTGGATACTGGAATTCCTATTAAGCCCGTAATGGGATCTACAGAGGAAACTAAGGAATAACTTAATGGAATATCCTCCTCCCCATTATGTTTTATTTGAACCTTTGAATGACAAAGAAACAATGCAAGCATGGGAACGGTATAAACAAGACCATTCCGATACCTGTGAATTTCATGAAGTTAATGCTGCATCTATGTATTCGGTCGAAACATTTGCTCCTTGGTTTGACATGTGGATTTCAAGTGTTCCTAAAAAGCAATCGACTAGACTCCGAATCTTAATTATTTGGCACTCGGAGTTTCTAACCTTTGCTTGCCAACAAATGTTGCGTCGTCAATTAGAACAGCGATCATTTAAGAATAGAGTATGGTTTCATGTAGAAGATCCAACATCGCTGCAATCGGCTATTATAAGCAGATGTATTGTGAAAAGGATGCCAGAGTATTCGAGAAGCAATATAAAGATAGAAAACGTAAATAGTTTTCAGAATGTATCTAGTGTATAGATAATGATCCGTGTATTTACGGATGGGGCATGCCGAGCAAATGGCAAGGCAAATGCTGATGCAGCATATGCTGGTTATTTCCCAGACAAAAAGGAATGGTCATTTGCTACGAAGATGCCGGCATCAGAAATGCAGACAAACCAGCGTGCTGAGTTAAAAGCAATACACGATTCTGTTGATGTAATATTTGACAAGTGTGGGAGTCCGGCTGAGACATCGATTCAAATTTATACAGATTCTATGTATTCTAAAAATTGCTTGACTACGTGGTTACCAGGGTGGTTGCGCAATAAATGGAAGACAGCCGAAGGTTGTGATGTAAAGCACAGAGATTTAATTGAACATTTAGCGACTCGTTTAACCAAGTTTAAGGATTACACGATAACATATGTGAAGGCTCATACTGGTAAGAAGGATGAAATGAGCATAAATAATGATATTGTAGATAAGATGGCTGTTGCAGTATTGGTACCTGAAGAAGCGCCAAAGATAATAAATCGAACAGAGGGAATATTTCCAGATTTGGCGCTATCACTAATGGGACCTCCGGTGGAAGAGAAAGAGATTATAGAATGGTGTAAGACCCATTTAGGGTTATTGGATCCGCAAGCACTAAAAGTTGGATTGTTTGGGGCATTTCAGAAGACGGTAACTAAAAACGGATATTCTGCTGAGATACATAAGATAAGTAAGACACGCTTTGTTCGGTTGACCACAGGTTTAATTAAAGAAGGTGTAACAATAATAAAAGAAGAATGAGTGCATATATCTTTTCTTCTCCAATCTGTCCTCCTTGTAAGGCAATGAAACCTGTATTTGGAGACTTAAAAGAGGAATTCTCAAGTCTTCAATGGAAAGATGTGAACATCAAGGCTGACCCAGAAGGGTTGACGCAGAAGTACGGTGTAAAATTTGTTCCTACGATTGTTGCTATATCTGCAACAGGCATTATTCAGTCACATACTGGGACAAATATCGGAGGCTATTACAAGATTTTGAGGGAGGCTAGTCAGCAAGAGTAGGAGTTACTAACTGACCATTTTTATACAATTCAGCAACAAAGGTATTCTCATCCCCTCCACCTTGGACGGGTTGAGAGTGTCCGCTGGTCAGTTTATCATTGCTTGGCGAGGATTTATTTTCATCGCCACCAGTAGCCCCATTTGCTGTAGGAATAAAAGGATTATAGTGGCTTTTATCGGCTGCTATAGCACTGCCTGCTGTGACTGAACCGACTAAAGCGCCAAGGCCAATAGGTATTACTATATTTAGTAGCCCGCCCGGTCCGGCGATCGATGCATATGATTGGTAGCATCCTCCCATCAAATATGATGTCAGTTGTAGTCCAAGAGTAATGCCAAACATAGTGGCAATTCTTCCTGCCGGAACACCCATAGCGCCGGCCCATGTAAGGAAATATACATAAATCAAAGAAGTTCCCATAAAGGCAGTTGGAACATATGGCGATTCGAGTCTTTCTAGTCCTGGGATTGTGCACCAGAATGAACCATACGTTTCTTCACTATTCAAATTTAGACCTCCGATAGAAGACGCCCAAAATTGTCCACCAAGACCTATAACTGCCATAAAAACTAATGCTACAATCGAAGGCAGTGAATATTTCACGCCATACTGATTGATTACGTCTACTACAACTCCAGAAACCAAGGTAGTAAATGGTAGAACATTAGCAACCCACACAATCATTGACTTAAAAGCCTCACCAGCAACTCCAAAAGAAGGAGATGCCTCTAAACTTATGCCGCCATACCGTTGGCTGAGAAACCAGATAACTCCCATCATTAAAGCTCCAATAAAAATTCCGGTTGTTTCATTGTCCATCTTTCTATTATATCTCATGTAAGATGCTTTTCTTAACAAAACCTATCAAAGATATAAATGAGTATATTCTCAAGCAATAATTGGCCACCGAGTTGTTCATCTGCTAAACAAAGTCCTATAAATCTAACCCAATCAGGCGCCAAGCCTTGTAGATTATCGTGCGACCTTGTTATGGATGATGGTAATGTTTCACAAGCAAATGTATCAGTTTCCAACGAAGGTTTGGTATTAGAAAGTTCGTCGGGACTTGGATCATGCAAATTTCGAGGAGAATCGTATGTTTGCCAAGGATTGGCTGTAAATCATCCAAGCCACCACACAATTGAAGGTGTTCAAGCAGATGGTGAAGTGACAGCATTTTTCAGAAAACCAACAGGAGAGTTGATGTGCATGAGTTCGTTGTTCCGAATCAATAGTGCTCAAACGCCATCTTACAACTTCTTCAAGCAGTTTATTCCCTATGCAGTAACTACTGGGGAAACAAAGTTGACAATGCGTGAGTGGAGTATTTCGCAAATAGTTCCCCCCGAATCAAGTTATTATGTATATGATGGTTCGTCATTAGTCCCTCCGTGTACTCCTTGCGAATGGATTGTGTTCAAATCAATGATTAACATGGATCAAGGAGATTTTTCATATCTTGTGCGGAATGTAGAAGCGGGTTCTAGGCCTGTTCAAGGTCTTGGAGATCGGGAAGTATTCTTTAATGATGTCAGCAACATTCCCGGAGGACCAACGCCTCATGATAACAAATTTTATCTGAGATTACGTCCGACTGGAAATACCAAAGTAGGAGGTAAACTAGAAGTTAAAAAAGCAGATTTGAAAAATAATGTTGAACAGTCCAAGAGTGATAAAGCAGAAGAGGAGAAATACCCAACTACAGTAAAAGGACAATTTAATAAGGCTTGGAATGACTTTTGGAATGCATATGGAGTTGTTGGTATAGCAGTTATTTTATTTGTAGGAGTTTCTATATATTTTGGATATTCTCAAGCATATAAAACACCACTCACCGGCGAGTATGGAAAAACAGCAGCATTGTGGGTTCGCGATTGGTTATCTTTCCTGTATAATTGGACAATAGCACTAATTCCAAGTTGAATCTTCATTGTCTATTAAATTCTGAACATCAACGTCTTCGGAATCAGAATCGTGTACCACTTTCTTTTTTGACTTTCGAGTTTTTGGCTTAACTTCAATCCATTCGTCTTCTGGATCAACAGGAACTTGAGAAGCACGTTCTGGCTTATCTTCTTCCTCATGGGCAACATATATCTGTCGAGGAACAATGCGCCGCAATGTTGCATATGTTACTTGTTCTTCCCTTCGTTTGCTTTCAAATTGTTCAGCCATTCTGGCTTCAACCCGTTCCCGAATTTGAGATTCAATTCGGAGTTGTTCCCATTGCGTAGATTTTTCCTGTAACCCATTACGACCAAGTTGAGGAAAGTCACGATCAGAACCTTCGCTTACTGCTTTAATGCGTTCTTCAATAATTTCAGATTGTGTTTGTTCCTTTCGTTGATGAGGAGGAACGTATGACATCGTATTAATTAGTATAAGCGAATTGTAATTAAATCGATTTTAAAAATGGAACTTAATGTCTATTTGAGTAATTTACTTAAACATGGTTGTCGGAACAGTTGTATTGAATAACGGAACATTGAATGAAGTATCTATTCCTGCAAAAACAACTGATGTGTTGGAATGGATTCGTAAGAAATATAAGCAACCAACTATTCAATTCCAAGGGAAATTGCCAGACCCTCTGAAAGACTCGCGTTGGCTAGCAATATTTGCCAAAGTTGCAGATGATGAAGATGAACCAAATCAGCACATGTTGCCATCGCCTTTAGATGAAGAATCGTATTCTGGCCCAATTATCGTATTAGCAACAAATTCAGATTCAGATGAATATGAGAAACCGATCAATTCATATGTAAATTTGAGCACTGAAGATTACGAGACATTGTATCACGAATGGTCTTTTAATGTATCCGATGATGAAGAAGAAGCAGAGGAAGAGGAAGAGGAAGAAGTTCCTGAAGAACCTGAAATTGTAGCAAGGCCTGTTGTGCAAGTAGTTGTAAGCAAAATTAAGACAAATGATGTATTTATTAGTTGTCAAATTCGTGATAAAGTGATTCACAATTTTACTGAACACACCAATCTCGAAGTTGCTACTTTGCTGGAAAGGTTCATGTTAGAGCATATTGTTGAGCAATGTAAAAACAACTCTATTGACATTGACTGGTCTAATCGTATTTTCTGGAATACGTACAGAAGCAAGGCTATTTCTGTATATGAGAACCTGAGGAATGATGGTTCTGTAAAAAATACAGAAAAGTGGGGAGAGAAGTTAATGAAAGGCGAAATTGAGCCCAAAACATTTGTAGAACTGTCAGCACAAGAACTATGTCCAACTAAATGGAAGGCTGCACTGGACAGGATGGTTGAGTTAGAGACTCGATTATATACGAAAAATACAAGTGCGGCGATTCACTTGTATTGCTCGGGCTGTAAAAAGAAATCAAAATGCGATTACTATCAGATGCAGACGAGGTCAGCAGACGAACCTATGACTACGTTTGTGACTTGCCTTGAGTGCGACCGGGAATGGAAGTTCTAGGCGTCGGAGGAACAGAATCTATTTGCGGCTTTACAGGAATTTCAACTGTTGCGCTATCTATTACTTTTACATTTACTCTAGACGTCGGGCTAAACGATTCAGAATGTTCAACATATACATGTATAGGATCTAAACCATTTGTAATCTCAGGTTTAGAAACATTTTTCTGATCATGAAAATTTTTATTGAATAATTCTATGATTGGTTCGGGAATTTGAGGGCTTGTTTCAGCAAGTCTCTCGAGTTGTTCGCGAATAATTTTAAGCATATCTCTTGCTTTCATTCTTTCTTTGCGAGGCAAACTTAGTTCGATAACAATGAACTTATGAATTTTTGCATAAGTCATTGCTGAAATCTTGTGTGCTTCAGAGCGTTTAGCGAATCCGAAGTAATTTGACACTGTGTTCATTATACCAACACTCAAACTGATTGCTCCGATTATCACACTTGCTGCTTGAGAGCCGCCAAACAACGATTCAGATGCAATAGATCCAGTACCAGCCAACGTAGAAAGAACAATAACAGGAATTGCTATGTTTGTATCATATTTGGATACCATTGTTTGTGATTTGGAATGAAGCCACGAGTAACATAGGGCGCGTTCTCCCTCTTGAGAGAGAATTTCTTCTAACTGAGGGTTCCAACTAATTTCATCTTCATCGGCTTTGTCCATTCCTTTGTTTTCTAGTAAAGTGAATAATGGTGTGGAACTTGGAAGATAATCCAATAGAAAATCGTGAATTAAAAATCTTCAAGTATGTTCGGAGTATGTCGGGTAATACAGAGTTTGCTCACACCGTTTCCAGATTTGTTGACTTGAATGATTACTTGCACAAACAATACTACAAGAGCCCCGAAGAATTACGTATGGATGTGTTATCTGAAGGAAGGCCCTTATTTTCAACAGCAGAATCTAAGCAACTATTTCGGTTGATATCAAAGACTGGTGGAGCGACTGGAGATGTATTAGACGATGTTATATCTGGATGGTTGAAAGGATTATATGAGTGGTCTCCTGGATTTATAAAGACAGGAACAGATGTTGTAAGTCCTTTGCTATTTATTGCAAAGACGCTTGAAGCAGGGCCATTTGGGCCAATGTTGAGTATTGCTATGGATTCTACAGCAGCCGCATTACCTACAACAGCAGCAACTATAGAAAGTGTTGTTCCTAAAGTTATGGGGTTTTTACCAATTCCAGAATCTGGACCCATAGGAGAAATTATAGGATGGATGATAGCATCCGTATTCGTAATTCTTGCTATGTTGTTGAACGTTTCTCGTCAGCATTTTGGACAAGCATTTATTGTATCATTTTTGATGATTCCTTTCTTCGGAACAACGTTGTATAGTGGGGCTTTGGCTGCCGAAAAGTTGGCTGGAAAACTATCAACTAGATTTTCAGAACAACGAGAGAAATTATTAGAAGTTGTTGAAAAGTTACCATTGATAGGTCCTGAAGCCGCTAAAACTCTCGAAGCAAATATTCCTGCAACTATAGATGTTACGCCAACCATCGGCAAAGGGCTTTCAAGTCAAATACGTTCTAAAAGCAAATGGCGAACACAGAGGAGGTCAAGAATGTGATTCGTTCATGGGTTGCTTTGGATGACGAATCGAGGCAGATTCAGGTTCGTCAGAAGGAGATTAGGGACAAAAAAGCAGAACTATCTGCAACAATTCTGGATTTCATGCGAAGCAATGAAGTAGACAACTTTAGTCTAGAAGGAAACGGGCTCGGGACTATTTCAAGGACTATACGAACCTCGCGTCCTCCTTTGCGTCGCAACGTAATCCGTACTCAACTTCTTCTTCAGTTTTCTGATCAACCGCAAAGAGTTGCTGAGGCTTTGCGGGCAATTGAAGGAATTCCTGAAGGAGATGATATGTCTGTTGGTGGAACACAGCGCGAATTGCTATCGAGACGTATTCCTCGGACGGCAACGGTAAATTTATCCTAAAAATGTTCCATCTTCTTGGTATACAGGAGAGTCCAATATATGGTATACGTCAATTCTCCCAAGACGCAAGTAAGAAGGATCCAACTTGTCAATTTCAGATTTAGATGTATTGCTTGTGAAGATCATTACGACGTTCTTAAAGAATCTCAAATTATCCGTAAACTTAGACCACGACGGTTTATCATAAACTAGCGTTGGTGTATCATTATTCAATTTAACGTCATTTGTATGAATTTTCTTAAGCATACTATCCACTTCATCAACCAGAATCACAATGGGAATATCATCATCTCTTATCCAATCTTGAATTCTTGATATGGCGCCAGACAAGGTATCACCAGGTTCAGTAGGATTAAACGTATTGCAGAAAGCCCCCGATAGTTCTTTAGCAATTAAATATCCAACCGAACTTTTGCCACTACAAGGCGGTCCTTCGATAAACACACAACATTGCCTTTTTTTCTTAAAAACTTGAACAGCATCCGAAACAACCTTTCCTTGCCCTAAAATAGGCTCTAAGGTTGTTACGTTAAAAAACACACGCGAATAAGAAAAATCTTTATAAGACCCATACCTAGAAAATACCGATATTTTAGAAGCCTCTTGTTTGGGTTCATTAGTTATTTCTGACTTAACTAACGGTTTATACATCTCAAATGATTCTTCCAAAGGTTGAATTAGGTATTCAAAATGAGCATTTGTTGTTAGAAATGCAATCTTTACATCTCCATACGTATCATAAGATACATGTCCAATAATTTTAGGACTCCAAAACCATCCAGACATTGTCTTTTTAAAACCTTTTGTCAAAGCGGTATCAGTACATGTACACTCTTTCTCTAACCGCTTGATTACAGGCTTAATCAGTTCCTTGTCATTTGGAATTGTAAACCGATGTATATTATATTGCTTCAAAACCAACAAACACAGACTGACAACATATGACGAATAATAACTAACAAAGCCAAAAAAAATCATAAACGATGGAATTTCGAGCATTTTAGTCTAATAAAGTAACGTCCAAGTAAATTAAACTTTTAGTTTTTTCAAGGCATCTTGTGCAGCAAGTTGTTCTCCTTGCTTTTTTGTTGTTCCTGTTCCAACACCAATATGGTTGCCTCTTCCATCAACAGCCGCCATAGTATACCCATTCTCTGCTAAAAGCATAGTATAGGTCGGCGTATAGTGAAATTTGATTTGACAAAATTTCTGTAATTGATCTTTGAAGTTAGTATCGTTTAGTAGAATTCCAGGAATATCAATATAGTTCTCAATCAATGATACTACAAAACCATAAACTATCTGGAAATTATACTTACAGTCAATCCACAAAGCACCAATAAAGGCTTCTAAAATATCACCTAACTTTTTAACATTATAGCGACCATTGCAAGCATCCTCATTGTGCTTTGAAATCACGTAAAATTGATTTAATTTGATTTTTTTGGTTAGTTCTCCAAGCATGTTGTTACATACAATTTCTTTACGCAAATTGGTAAGAAACCCTTCTTGTTGTGTTGGGAATCTAATAGAAAGATATGTAGCAACAGAAGCCCCCAAAATAGAATCGCCAAGATGTTCGAGTCGTTCGTAGGATTCGGGGAACAAATCAATACAATCCTCGGGCTTAGGGGCTAATTGAGCAATGTCTCCTAGAGGTGTTGTATATTCAGTACGCCTGACATAAGATGAATGAACCATTGCATTTTGGAAGATTTCTACATTTCTAACAGGATGTTGACAATCATGTTTTTGTAAAATTGTATGTATATCCTTCTGGGTAAACATACAATTTTTAGAATTAAAAGGATTATATACAGGAACTTCCATTGCTTTTAGAGATTTTATGAGAGTAACAAGAAAGTCCGTTTTCGAATGAAAAAGCAGTTGCTTTTTACTCTTCAACTCCACGAACAATTCGCTTAATTGCAAATGTGTCGCGTTGAGGGGATTGCTTGACGCCGTCGCTGATGTGCCTAAAGCAGGCTTCAGCAGTGTGGTCGTTGGCAAAGAATGTCTTCAGAAGTTGAAGAAGTTTGTATTGTGATAGACTCCAAGGAACATTTCGGGATCCGGGCCTTTCAATCTTAATCTTTGACCCATCGCCACTCACAGCCAACTCATTTACCGAAGCAAATTGTGGCAATTTCATCAGTTCGATGATTCGATCTTCAGCAGCACTACGCTGATCACGCTTGCTATACACTTGTGTATTGAGTTCACGAAGTTGGTTGTCAACTTCTGTGTACTCCCTCACGCATTCGCGAAGGTTGCTGATGTCTTCTGGAGTGGGTTGTGCCATTTTTAGTATAAAAAGAGAGCAAATCCCAAAATCCGTTTTTACTCATTGGGGTCAGGAATACATCCCCCATAATGAGCCATTTGATTTGGTTGCTCTTCTTGACAGCCGCGACAAGTTCTTGGCCGTTTATGAGGATTTTGCTGTTTGGAAAATTCATTCATAGCAGCCGTTAAACGAGCGATGGTTTCTTCCATAGCATCGAGTTGTTTGCCTAGCAATGCAGACAACCGTGTTAGTTCCTCCATGCTTTTGAAAGTCAGAATAAACATGAAAAAAATCCATTTTAACCAAAAATACTTGGTAATTATCTTTGGTTTGTAAACGCCCCTCCCACGCGTTTTACAGTGATAGTCAAACTATCTCCTTTTTTCAATGTCTGCCGACATAACAGACTGTTAATCTGTTTTTCCCTTCCCCAAGCCGTGTACGCTTGTGATTATGTCATGGCTTTTGCCATGTCCACGAATAAATTATTCTTTCCTTCTCTTAGGGTTGCTCCCTTTGAGTTCACATGCAACATTCCGCGTGTGAATATGATGACCTATGCCATCTCTATATCAGAGTCGGTTGCCACCACTTAACAGGTGGCAGCTTCGTGTCTGCTCGAGCCCCTTTATAAACATTATCGCTTGTTCAAACTTCTATACAACCTTTCCTCGTGTGGCTACCAACCAATCACAATGAACCTTTATGAAGTATTTCCATCTAAACAGCACTATATGTCTATTAGAGAACTAAGAACTCTTTTTCTGTAAATTTAGAATCCGTTTTTAATACAAATGTTTGGTGATGAAGAAATCAGACATCTCAGAAAAGTCTACAATTCCGAACACCCCAAAGAGCAACCAATACCCGATGGAACACCTCACCAAATCTGGAATTCGTTGTCACAACGTTTTCACTCCAAATGCAAATCAGGAACAACCGAATGCATTATAGCCCATATGCTTACCCGTCCTAAGGCTCCTGACGCCTGGACAGTAAAACCAACAGAATGGCTCTCATCTCTTGACATCGAGAAAGTTGAGAATGGGTTTGAGAAACTGTTTGCATCCTATAAGTTTTTAGGATGTATTCCGATTGACTTTGATTTGAAATCTCCTACTGGCAAATGCTTGGTAGATGCATTGTGTTCTACAAAACTTAAGGATTTGTATCGCAAAGGAAAAACACAAATCGGGATTGTCTTTAACACAGATGTGAGCACAGGACCTGGAGAACATTGGATGGCTTTATTTTGTGATATTCGTCCTGAATTAGAGCAACCGCGTGTAACATTCTTTGATTCGTATTCTAATAAACCCGAAAAAGAAGTACAACATTTAATGAAACGTTGGGCAGAAGAATGGGATTCCACCGGCGTTCATGATAAACCTATGCTGACAACATATAACAGCACAAGACATCAATATAAAGATTCAGAGTGTGGTGTATATTCTCTATACTTTCATTACGCTTGCTTAAACGAAATCCCAATGGACAATAAGATTCCAGACGACGTAATAAACGTATTTCGTAGACTACTTTTTAGCGAGAGTAAATAATAAGATGGAGCAACCAATTAGTTGGCTAGAGCAACACAAATATACTATTTTAACTGTTATGGCAATTATTGCAGCATTATTCTTGATAATTGCCCCGCTATGGTCTGCTTTAAGAGGCAATCCAGCAACTGTAGCAGCGTTGGCAAATACTACTTTTGGAACATACCCTAAAGTAACCGCGCTTACCCCCTTGGGTTGTCCAACAAATGATAATACTAAACTATGCGATTATTACATCGCTTCTTCAGCATATTCTGTTTTCCCAAGTTCACAAGTATACGATTTTATATCCGATAGTGTTCTTACGCTGGCCATTAAAGCAGGGGCTAGATTGATCGAATTGGATATTTATGCCGGAGACAACGACAAACCGATAGTTGGTCTAAAAAATGAGACACTTGGTTACGATTATTCTAAAAACTCTGTTGACTTCGAATCCTGTTGTAGAGCAATAGCAAATTCTGCATTTAACAAAGTTGATACGCCTCTTTCAAGTGACCCCTTCATTCTTAGTTTGGTCTTTCATACCGATAAACGTCACGTTATGGATGCAACTGCTCAAATCTTAAAAGATACGTGTGCTCGCTATTTACTCCATTCAGAATATGCCTTTAAAGGCCAAGGCTCAAAAAATATAGCCCAAGAACCAATTTGTAATTTTGCAGGGAAGTTGATTATCGTGTCTGGTGGATCTATTTCAGGTACCAACATAGAAGAACTTGTAAACTTATCTTGGAATTCATCTAATTTGCGTAGACTAACCTATATGCAGGCTTCTCAACCTTACGACCACGATGAACTTATAAACTCGAATCGCACAAATATCACGATGGTTATTCCAAATCCTACACCAGACCTAAAAAACAATAACCCGACCATACTGTTCTCATATGGATGCCAATGGAATTTGATGAATTATGGGTCATTAGATTCTATGATGGAACTATACGTTGGTCAGTTCCAGCAAGGAAGTGTTATCCTGAAACCCCAAGAGTTGCGTTATAAGCCCGTAGAAGCAAAGACACCTGTCTTGCCCGACCCTGCTACACATTCATTTCAGCCCATGGCTCATACTTCGCCGATTTATGATTCCAACCCCAAAACAGGCGATAAGTCGATAGTAATATAATATCTGTTCGTTTAAATAAAATGCCGAACAAGTGGTTAGCGCATGTCAAGAAGACGATGAAGAACATGAAGGCGAAGGGCACATACGAGAAGGGTAAGGGTCTGAAGCAGGTGATTATGGCGGCAAAGAAAACTTGGCACAAGGCCAAGAAGGGCGGTGCTGATTCTTCTGATGACGAGGTCTCTCCCGCTGCCGCTCCTGCTGCTCCTGCTGCTGCTGCTCCTGCCACGGAAATGGGTGGTCGTCGCAAAACACGCCGTCGTCGCCACAGCCGTCGTCGTTAGAAAAAATGAGTATAACTAACATATAAAGACAAATGGGTGGCGGATTACTTCAATTAGTTGCCTATGGTGCTCAGGATGCATACATTTCTGGTAATCCGCAGATTACATTTTGGAAGGGCCTTTTCAAGCGTCACACTAACTTCGCTATGGAACCTTTCCGAATCAACTTCAGCGGCCAGCCCTCGTGGGGCACGAAGCAGACTGCCATCGTAGGCCGTCATGCCGATCTGCTTTACTCAACTTATGTAGAGGTTGTGTTGCCTTACAAGGGTACGGATGATGCTTCATACAGATGGTCTTCCGGTGACCTAGGATATAAACTAATCAGGCATGTCGAGTTGGACATTGGTGGTCAGATTGTTGATCGTATGTATTCCGAGTTCATGGTGCTTTGGGCTTCTCTAACTCTTTCATTTGATGCTCGTAACAAACTCGCCGCAATGGTAGATCCAAACATTAGGGATGATAGTATCTGCGCTGCCGATGGTCGTAAGAAATTACCGAATGTGCTATACATTCCTTTGCCTTTCTTCTTTACTCGCAATCCTGGCGCTGCTCTTCCCCTAATTGCTCTCCAATATCACGAGGTAAAAATCAATGTGCTTTGGAACGACCCTCAATTTTTTGCAGGTAACTTCGACAATGTAAGCAAATGCCCTCCTCCTACTCAGGCTGCTCTTTACATTGATTACATTTACCTAGATACCGAAGAGCGTCGTCGTATGGCACAGGCGAGCCACGAGTATCTCATCGAGCAGACACAGTTCAACGAAGATAAGGGTATTCGTGGAGCCAATAACCGTATCGACCTGACCTTTAACCACCCCGTAAAGGAACTCATTTGGGTTGTTCAGCCCGCTTCTTATACAGACTGCAAATTGGCAAAGAAAGATAATGTTACTCAACTAGCCCCGTTCACGTATGACCGTTCGTTAGTATACGAGCAATGGTTACAGATTAACGGCCAAGATCGTCTAGACCGTCGTTATGGCGATTACTACAGCAAGGTTCAGCCCTTCCAGCATCATACTGGCGTAGGCACCGCTATCGCCGGTTACGCGGGCGGCGGCGGTATATATTGCTACTCATTTGCTTTGCGCCCCGAAGAGCACCAGCCTTCTGGTACGTGCAACTTCTCACGCATTGATACGGCAACGATTGTCATGAACATGGCGGGCGAAGGCGGTGTACCTCCTGGAATTGGTCCGTCCGAGGCAGATGCTGGCGATTGGAACGTGCGCGTATATGCCGTCAACTACAACGTTCTCCGTGTGATGTCTGGCATGGGCGGTCTGGCATACAGCAACTAATTTGTTTAATCTTTTCAAGATACAGAATACCGTCCATTAACTCTTCCTGAGCATGTTGAATCCATTGTAAAAACGTTAGGTCATTACGATCCAATGTTTTTCCATACTTAATTTGTCCAATCTCTGCTCGTTTCTGGAAAGCAGAGATTACACTTGATACTACTGAATCATATTGGGGCTCCATTTTTATTATATACAACCGTGCTATGTCTAAACTTACCAACTCATTAGGATGTCATCCATTCTACACTGGCCATCCTTCTCATCTTTCTTGGTTTGTTGGTCTACTAATGCATTGGCATGGGCCAACTCAGAATCAAACAAATCATGTTCTTCGTGTCCTTCAGGCATACGAGATTCGTCAATCAAAATATCAACAAATCCAGTTCCACATGGAGGCTTCTGACCAAACATAATGTTTGCTGAGACACCTCGCATAGAGTCAAACTCGCCAGACACTGCTGCATCAAACAGAACCTTAGATGTCATTTCAAATGATGACTTAGCAAGAACACCGTTCTCTAACTTGTTCATACCAAACCGATCAATCGCAATTAGGTAACCATGATAGGTCATTGCATCAACTAACAGGCAAGGGTGACGGTAATTTACGGAATCAGCACCAAATACGTCCATCATCTCTTCATACAAAGCCATACGCGCTGCTTCAATTCCGAACACGTCCAGAATCTCATGAATGTCATTTGAGAAACTCCGCGTGGGGTCAACGTTAGGGAAGACAAACAAGTCAAGCAAGTTGGTTCCTTCTGAGTCAAGAACCCATTGGTTATTCTGAACATAACCAGCAATGCGTTCGTCAAATACAATCTCGTCCTTCTTTTCACGAGGGAATACACGCCCGATTCCATCAATACCAGTTAGTGTTGTATCCAGCAACTTATCTTCAATAAACCGAAGAGACAAGGCATTCTTTACAACATCGGTACCAAACGTAATACGCATAACAAGTTTATCACTTGTATTGGTATCGGGATGGATACAGTCAAATACACGAAGAACTTTGTTGCTTTCAATCTTCATTCGGATTTTTGTCATATCCAGAATGTTTCTTAAAAGCATCTGAGTCGGGTCAAGTTCTAACCGAATAATCCACGGAGATGCACAATTCTGTCCATGACTCAAACTGAACTTCTCGTATGATAGGAGAATCTCACGATCTTCTTGAACAATGGTATTCGAAGACATGGGATTGGGGTCATAGTAGATCCGAACAGACTTGGTGATGTCACGAAGCGTTGTTTTCTGAATTTCTTTCATGCTTGAGATTGCGCCTTGGTGGTCGGACATGTTAGGCATCAGATATATGATGTTCGAAGGGTTTTTGGGATTTTGAGAAACGCTGAGAAGTTCTTGGATACGAGGAACACCTTGCGTTGCATTGGCTTTGGCTGTTCCTGCTTGGTGGAAAGTATTCAGCGTGAGTTGGGTCGTAGGCTCACCAATAGATTGTGCAGCAAGAGGACCAACCATTTCACCTGGATGTACAAGCGCCTTCTTGTATTTGAACTTGATATCACGAATCAGTTCATCGAACAGTGCAACTGTAAACCTGTTGACAATAATCGACTTCTTGGGGGCAAGATTGTAGCGAAGCAAGCAATGGAACAGATAGTTATCTGCCATATAGGGAGTCTTACATAGCCTATCAAGTTCATCGACGACATAGTTAGGGGTTAGATCGGTCTTTACAAGGTAGGGGTTGCGATACTTATCTACAAGGCGCTGAAGATGCACAGGTGCCCGAACTTCTGATTTCTTTATAAACTTTAAGACACGCTTGACAAACATTTCGCGGTCATTTAAAATTTGGTCAACCATATCATCTACAGAATCAGCCGTATCAGGAGAAACGGCTTTAAAGTCTTCCTTTGTGGCGGCAAACATAGAATAGACTTGTTCCATAGTCAATAATCCAAGTTCACACTCTTGCTTTTCAATCCCAGTAGCATCAATACCATCCTCACCATAAAGGAACTGAACAATAGAGCCGTTGATGTCACGCACAGTGCTATCCTGTTCTACATGAATGTCTTCCATCAGTTTTACAAGTCGGCGCTGAATATAGCCAGTGTCTGAAGTCTTTACGGCCGTATCAATCAGACCCTCACGGCCACCCATGGCGTGGAAGAAGAACTCAGCAGGGCGAATGCCAGAAATGAATGAGTTCTCAACAAATCCACGAGATTCTAGGCCATCATCATATTTTGCAAAATGAGGAAGTGTGCGGCTATCCATAGTATACTTAATACGTTTACCATCAACATTCTGTTGACCAAGTGTGGCAATCATTTGCATTAGATTTGGGTCGGCTGCTCCTTTAGAACCAGCACCCTTGTCGGACATAATAATCATGCGATTTGTGGGTGGAAGATTGTCTACAATAACTGTATTTACTTTGCTGTTCATCTCACCAATTGCTGCTTTGATGTTGTTCTCAAGTTCTTCGCCATCTGCACGACCGCTCAAATTCAGGAAGCGACCAGCATGAACGCTTGATAGAACATCACCTATCTTGCGTTTGCCATCCACCAATGCCGCATCAATTGCTTCATATACGGCTATCGTGGTAATCAAGTCGGAAGGACCTGTAGAGAACCCAGCAAGCATATTGTATTTGGTAACAATATTTTGAAGCGAGTTGATGAAATCACCACAACGTTCAGGTCCAAACTCATTATAGATTGTGTGAACAATGCCTTTGGATGCTCCTTTGAGTGAGCGATCATTTAGAACGCCCTTTACAATCTTGCCGTTCTCAATCTGAACGCTGCCATTCGAGTTCATCAAAGGAAGGGAATAGGATACTACATCGGTGCCGGACATAGGCAAATCCATGCGCTTAAATCCAGAAATAGAACGTTTAGTTCTGGCTAAGATGTTCATAGCAATGTGTTCTGGGATTGTCACGTCGGGTTGAGAGATTCGGTAAGCGCCAGTCAGAGTATCTTGGAATACGGAGATGATGGGTTGGCAAGTACGAGGAGATACAATTTGCCGAAGCAAAGTAGCAATCACCCTTAGTTCAGTTGCTGCAGCAATGCTTTGGGGGACGTGCATGTTCATTTCATCACCATCAAAATCAGCATTGTATGGCTTAGTTGCTGATACGTTGAGGCGGAAGGTTGAGTAGGGTAGAACACGAACCCGGTGACACATCATAGAAGCCTTGTGAAGGGATGGTTGGCGATTGAATAGCACAACATCTCCATCTACAAGATGACGATGAACAACATCACCTTCTTGGATATCAATATCACGATTCACAAATCCAAGCCTAAACGCCTTGCCTTCATCCTTCTTGAAGACGTTTTTGGCACCCGGATACTTGTCAGGACCGTTCTTGATAGCAGCCATCAACCTATCACGATTGTATGAAGTAACAATTTCAGGGAACGTAAGATTTGATGCGATTTCTTCAGGCACACCGAGTTCATCTACATCGATGTTAGGATCAGGCGTAATAACTGAACGGGCAGAGAAGTCTACACGCTTGCCCATGAGATTCCCACGCACACGCCCAGTCTTCGCTCCCAGACGGGATTTTAGGGTCTTGCGAGGCCGTCCTGACCTGTCAGCGCTTTGTGATAGGCCTTTGATGTCGTTGTCGACATAGGTGGCAACTTCGAATTGTAGAAGTTCAGTGAGTTTATCAATCATGTCACCATTTTCGCCTTTATCGATTTTCTCTCGAAGTTTATTGTTTTGGCGAACAATATCGATAAGTTTATGCGTGAGGTCATCTTCCATGCGTTGATTATCATCCATGACGACTGAAGGGCGAACTGTTAGGGGAGGAACAGCAAGGACAGTGCAAACCATCCAATCAGGACGGGAGAATTTGGGGTTGAATCCAATCATGGTTACGTGTTCATCGGTGATACGTTGGAAGCAACGAAGAACAATTTCTGGTTGAAGAGGAAATGGTTCTGCTTCTTCGTCATATGTATGTGCTTGTAAAGATGCTACTGAATTTTCGATTTTAGATATTTTAGCAATGGTTCGAGCCCCACAATGTGCACATGCTCGTGATTCCTTTAGGGAATGAGTCTTGTAATGCTTGGTTTCCTCACGAATCAAATCGAATCGCTCAACGCCTTTGGCAAGCATAGAGATACGTTCGAGTTCTTCGTCGGGTAGATATGGGTTAGAGCATGCCAAGCATACGACTACTAGAAGTTTCTGAACAACTTCAATGAATTGATACAGATATACAGGACGAGCCAAACGAATATGGCCAAAATGTCCAGGGCAAAGCAAGTTTGTCTGCTTGCATGTCGGGCATACTTTTCCATGATCTGTTACTCCAAATCGGGTATCGAATACACCGTTGGGAATTGCTAGGCCGCTTTGGTATGTCTTATCGGTTTTTACTTCAACAACGCTGCGTGATGTGATATCAGCAGGGTTGGCGATTCCAAATTGAACTCCGATGATAGTATCACCCATTCTTTATATAATTACTATAGTCTTTAGATGGATTCGTTTTTCTTGGCAGAATAGACAACGTTTTTCTTGTCAGAATAGACAACGTTTTTCTGGATTATACGCTGGTAATCATCTTGACAGGAGCGAATAGATAGGGTAGAATCTTGAAGTGGTATAGAGAAACCACAAAGCCTAGATTTACACCTACTAGAGCAAGCCAATGCAGCGTGCTTATTTCACCAAATGATTTAGGCGTTGAGAGACCCAGAAGGCCCTGTAGGCTGCTTACAACCACTAGACATACACCCTGGTATAGCATGAAATATACTACGAGAAGCGGGAAACCGACATACATGTAATATAGATATCTCCAAAGGAAATTTATCAGTAGTAGCGTGTTTAGACGCAAGCATCTCCATTACGAATCCACCCTTAGCCATTTTATATTAACATTTATAGTTTTTTCTGAGTTTGAGGGTGAGTTCGAAAAATTCGTCATTTTGTATTAAATCTCGAACTGACTCTTCAGGGAACGGAATATCTTCCAAAAGTTTGTCATAATCAGACCCAACCCGTTGTTCGAACTTTCTCATGTCCTTAATCTTGCGTGTACACATTGCATGAAATACTGCCTTAGCCATTTCTTGAAATTGTTTAGGGTTCTCTTGGTCTGCTTCTAAGGTTCGAACTAAAACATTCCACTCCTCCATTTAATAAATGAAACTAAAAACTATTCGCCGTTCTCACAAGCCTGAAAACGAAATCAGGTATTTTTAAGTAGATAATCCAAAAAGATATGATAAAACCGCTAAGTACCGAATTATTTATATCGCGCTCGAGTGAAATATGGGGCAGTCGTTTTGACTACTCAAATACAATTTACAAAAATTCAAGTAGTAAAGTAACTATATTATGTAAAGTTCATGGCGAATTTCAACAGATTCCCTCAAATCATCTAAGATATGGCTGTGGCAAATGTGGTCATAGTTTAAATATTAGAAATTGCGAACTTAAAAGAAAGTGCAGTTCAGAGTTTGTTTATAAAGCAAACCAAATTCACAAGAATAAATATGACTACTCTGAATCAATTTATACAACTGCATGCATCAAACTTATAGTTATATGTGAAGTTCACGGAAGATTTAATATTTCTCCTAATAATCATTTGCGAGGAAAGGGATGTCCTAAGTGTGGATTGATAATATCGCGCGCTTCTAAGGTAAAACTATTTGAAGATTATTATCCTAAATTTAAAGAGATACACTGTGAAAAATATGACTATTACCTTGTGAAATGGAAAAATGCGTCAACATGCATCACTGTTATATGTAAAGTTCATGGGCAATTTAAAATACTACCATTGGTTCATAGAAATGGGAGGGGGTGTTCTAAATGTTCTAATCGTTATTCTGCTATTAGCGTAGATTGGCTATTGCTTATGGCTATAAAATACTCAACCACAATTCAACATGCAAAACATATGGGAGAGTTTATGATTCCGGGAAGAAGATACAAAGCCGATGGATATTCCGAATCTTTGAATACCGTATTTGAATTTCATGGTGATTTCTGGCATGGGAATCCAAAAATATATGACCAAGAGAGTGTAAACCCAAGAGTAGGTATAAAATATGGGTCCTTATACAGAGACACCCTAGAAAAGGCCAATGTTATTCGAAGCAAAGGCTATAACCTCGTCGAAGTTTGGGAGGCTGATTGGAAAAATTTTATAAAATGTATTAGGCTTATTCAAAAAAAATGGAGAAGCATAATATAAGAATGAAAACACGTAAACTACGCCTGTTAGTAATTAAACCATCGCATAAGAGTGAAAAAAAATATGATGCCTTATTTTTAACAAGGTCTGGAAGAGAGAAAACGGTTCCGTTTGGGCAGAAAGGATATAAAGACTTTATTCTATTTAGCAAAGAATCTAAGCGCGAAGGCAAGACACGTAGAGCTCGTTATCTCAAGCGCCACGGGAATATGGGAGAATCATGGAATAAGCCTGATACTCCTGGTGCTTTATCCAGATGGGTACTTTGGAACAAGCCCAGTTTCAAAGCAAGTGTAGCCGACTTCAAGAAGCGATTCAAGTTGTAAAACGGATTTTATAGATATAGGTTATGGCCCGTAAACCATGGCACACGACCCTGCTTTTGATCTCCAACTCGACCCGCTAAATACGGCATTTCTCGGAGAAAATCTCTCTGATGTGTCGAGCATTGCAGAAAGCATTGACTACGAGTTAAATGACGCAGAACTCTCGAAACTCGGGATGATTCAGTCTGCTCGGGCATTGCTTGCAGATGCCAAGCAAAGATTGACGAGGTATGAGGTGAAGGTTGCGAGCGGAAATGTCAAAAAGGACAGTGCTTCTGACAAGAAGAAGAAACTCGCACGGCTAAGACGCGAAGTCAAAGAGGCTGAAGTCTGGCTCAACACGCTTATCAACTCGTAAAACGGATTGTATATGCTATATTTTTTAGTCTAAAAGCAAATGGGTTCGATTCGTATTCGTATTATTTGGCGTTCGGACATGGGTGATTCTGGTCATGGCGAGTACATGACTTATGAAGAGTTCAAGATCCTTGTTGGAAAAACTCCCCCAGAATTAGTTCAGGAGTTGAATGACAGGCATCCTAGAATCTACCATTGGATTGAGCCAGAACCTTATATTGCTTTATAGTCTGCTTAAAGCGGACAAATTTTTATCTATAAGTTCTGACCACGTTAAGGTATAATCAGAATCTCTGTAAAGTTTCATGATATGATTCCACGAATGAATATAGCACATGGCGGTTGTCCCCATAACTATTGGTAATATCCAATTCATTTATACTTAAAAATATTTAAAGAGCAAACCAAATACGCGGACTGTATTCTTTCTGATATTAAAATGGATTTATAGATGAATACAGATAGCCAAATAAAACATGATTACGCGAGAGATTCGCAAAATCTTAAACCCGTATTTAGTTTGGGAGTCTCGCGTTAATCTAAATGCAGCACTGCCAAAATCCTGTCGCGTTTATACGAAAATGTCATGGAAGAAATGTATTGCGCATGAACTTTACTACTTAAAGACGATATACCTGGCTAAGAGCCAACGGTTTCATGAAGCAGTGGGAGCCACACAAAAGTGCGAGCGTGTTTTCGAACTATTTAGTTCGTATAACGATCCGCGCATGTTGTTCCTGATGACCTGCTATCCAAATTACAAAAATATAAATATTGACCGTCTTCTATATTTTGCAGACAAAAAACACTTACTTTCTTCTTCGGTTGACCCGAAGTTGGTACATCGTCTCGTTGTGCTATGCCAGCGCATGGTGCTAAAGGTGATGACAATGAAAATCATTAAGTTGCCTACAAACATGATTCACGGCTTCATCCAAATCGTTTAAAACGGAATTGGATGAAATATTTTTAAATTTATTAAGCAATGGAACCCAAAACTCGTAGAGAAACTAAAAAAGACCAGAAAGAGAAGGCCGATGGTAAAGATGGCAAATATACACAAAAACATATTCGGTTGGCTGAGAATCGTCGGCTAGAACAAGTTCTTCAAGGGAAGAAGTCAAAGAAGCCTTGAATGTGTTAAGCGATATGTTCTTTTCCTATCGCGGTTCTTGGTATAATTAGTTCCGACCTTTTTACATGTTTTTCCCTTGTATGTCTTTTTAGTGCAGCCCGATTTATAGTATGCTAATTGTTGTGCTATAGATTGTAGTGATTTTTGCTCTTTCATCTTAGAGAACATGGAATGAACTGAAAATAAGTAGTCGGATCTCGAGTTAAACCAAGGGATACTGATATGTTTGCGAAATTCGGGAAACGGAAATGATCCTTTTAACAATACCCAAAAGGTTTCGTGATCTTTTACTTTTTGTTCTTCAGGATTAAAGTTGTAGGCGATGCTATATAGAAAATCGCGACCTGGTATTTCTTTTGGGGGTGATGTCAATAACTCTTGATAATGATTCTGGATTTGTTCGAATGACGGAGCGGGCACTGGGAGAGGACATTTGGGATCTTCTTCATGTTGCTTAATAAGTTTATTGTTGACTTTATTATGGAAGTTATATAACCATCTTTGAAGATTTCCACGAGGTTTACTCTGTTTCCGGAATTCTTGTGCAGATGCTCGACAATACTTACAAGGCAAAATAAAAGGCATGATATCCAGAGTTCCTTTAGCATATAGTCCGCCTTGTTGGGCTATTAGATGAAATAATTGCCAACCTGATGGTCCCCAAAAAGAGACATCCATTATTCTTTTATGTTAAATTAATTAAATGGCCTGTGTTGAAAATCAGGTCCTTATGTTTGCTATAGCGATTCATGCTGGTCTGGTATTAACTAAGTTTTTCGAGGCTTTAGCGCGTGATCTTGTTCTTCCTTTGCTTGCACCAGTCTCTTCGGCTGAAGGTGGAATTTCTAAGTGGGTTATACAGGTAGGGGCTGTTAAGTTTAACGTTGGTGATGTGATTGTTCAGACTATTAATATGTTTGTTGCCTTTATGGTTGTATATCTAACCCTTCCTTATTTGAAGGAGTACGTTCCTATTGCTGGTCGTCGTTAATTATCTTTTTGTTAAAGTAAATGGTTCGTCATCATAAAAAAACGAAGAAGCATTCTAGACGTCGTCGTATGAGAGGAGGTGTTTGGTATGATCCTCGCACTTGGGGCAAGCCCGCCACACCTCCTGCTCCTGCTGGGCTTGAACTTCCTCCTGTTGTCGACAAAGCAGTATCTGATGTATCTTCTGGAGTGACAGATGCAACCAAGACTGTTGCCGATGGCGTTGGTGTTCCATCTGCATCTAGTCAGGCTGCTGCTGTAGGAGCGCCTGCCGGTTCAGCAGGTATATTGGGTTCAGATGCAAGTCTAGCGGCAGCGGGCGGTCGCCGTAGACGTCGTACTCGCAAACATCGCAAGCATTAGTCCACCATCCTGAAATTAGTCCAACCACCAGCCGGATACTTACCAAACTTCTCTGTGACTCGCTTGACCAAGTCAGACACAGATAAACTCAAGTTCTCATTCTGAATCTTCCATTGCTTGAATACAGATTGGAGTTGCGTCTTGAGAACAGGAGCAACTTCATCACCTGCCTTAAACTCCTCCGTTTTCTCTGACAGGAACTTAGCAATACCATCCGTATCATTGCGATACTCCGTCGTATACTCGAGAACCTTTGCAGGCGTAGGAAGTTTGTTGAATCCATTGCCTTCCTTTAGGGTTGCTACCAAGAAGTTGAGAAAAGGCTGAGCCCACTCGCGAGAAGTTACAGAGTGCTGAATAGTTTCATCAATGGGATAATGATGGGGTTCGCAAGGTTTTTCAACAAACTTGGATGTATAATTCACAACTATCAAGCGGCGCCAAGTACCGCCATCCGTCGTATTGATCTCAGGTTTCTCATTACATGCCAAATGAAACTTTGCTTGAACTTCGAACTCACAACCTGACTTGAATAGGTCACGAGCATACATCTTCTCGCAAGATGTAATTTCTTTCATTAGTCCAGTATTCAACGCAATTTTCTCGTCTGGTTCCTGCATAGTTACAAACCTACGGCCCTTGAGACGGATTACCTCAGGAGCAGCAGCACCGGACTTACCACGTTTCTGCGTAAACAATGAGATCGGGACAACTGCAGCATAATCACCCAATGCTTTAGTCACCAAGTTCATCAACATAGATTTACCGTTAGAACCTGAACCAGTCAGAATATGAAACTTCTGAGCCTTGTTTCCGCCAAGCAAACATGTTGCCAAATGACGCATAAAGTATAGGCGAACTTCGGGATCAGGAAGAACTTGGTTAATAAATGACTGAATAGCAGGCCATTCAGCATAATCATAATACATCTTTTCAGGCTCGAAATCAATTTCTGTGCTGAACGAAATGTAATCCTCAGGCAAACCATTCCGAAACTCGAATGTTGCCAAATTCAGAACACCATTGTTGAAGGCAATTAGTTCTTTGTTAGAATCAATCTTCTTAGTGAATTGTTCGTCGAAGAATAGTTCGCGGCATTCTTTCATTACGTTGTTTTTGAAGGTTGTTGTTTTAAGTTTGGTATACATCTTTAGGAATCCCATACGTTGAGCATCCCGTTGACAATATTCGCATACTCCACAATCTCCTTTGCCTTCCGTTGTGCACTCCTTGCCTTCTAGATCAATACCAAGTCGGTTGGCACGCTTAAAGAACTCTTGGGCAATTTCTTTAGAAAGGCGAAGTTGTAGATCGATACCACAATCAGTCTCTGACCAAATGTGACCTG